ATCAATGGGCACGTCCGACGCCGACAAGTTGAAGCGCAAGCAATTGCCAGTTGCCCAGCCAGAGCCCCAGCCGCGATAATCCAGCGTAAATAGCACTTCGCTGGTCAGTGGGTTGGCTGGCATGGTGTTGGTACTCGTGTCACCCACTCCCACCAGCCCCATGTTTTCGCCGATCACTTGGAATTGGGTAGATGATGTGAATTTAATCAGAATTCGGTCATCCGGGCATCCCTTATTCGTGACGACTATGGGGTAAAGGGCATCGGCGTATTGCGCCAGCGGCTCAGAGCCGATCAACTCGTTAGACCATTCTCCCGTCCAAGCGGATTGGGCGAACAGATTAGAATAGCGGGCCTGGAGCGTTCCGGCGAATAGGACGCTGGAAGCCATGGAGTCATCTGCCGGGAAAGCATGGGTCACAGGCCGCAGTAGGGCCATGGTGCCATTGATGTCCGTCGATACGATCCGGGATAGGTCCGCTATGCTGTGCCGCACGGTCCATGGCGCAGTAAAGCCAGTCTGATCCAGGGACGGGCTCATGGTAATGGTGCCTAACTCCCGGTTTAGCTCGTATTGACTCGGGTGCAATTCGGCGCCGGTTGAGTCGGTAATGACCGCTCGGTACAGCCGGACCCGCCCGCAGTCAACCACCTGATTCGCGCTCAGCGTTGCTACCGGGAGATCGTCCGAATGGTGAATTAACAGCATTCGGCCCGGCGCATACACCACCGCCAAGCCATCCGGGGGCATTCTGGCCGCGTCAACGCCGAGGAGCGCGGAATCTGGCGGGAGGAACGTCTGGGCAACGGCGTTGTAAATCACGCTGTCGGCCAGGACCAGGGCCGGTTTCCAGATATAGAGCACGCCGCCCAGGCTTACTCGCCAGTCCGGGTCATACCAGGGTTCTAGCTTTTCCTCGGGAGTCAGCGCGGAGTCTAATTTCCACAAGCCGAACCGGGCACGGCAGACGCCACTTAAGGCGTCGAAGCGGACCTTGCAATCCGCGTCCTCAAGATTGCCGGTCGAGTCAATCGTTTTAGTCTTGACGGTCCCATCCAACAGGGTGAAACGCAATTGCAAGGTGCCGGGTTTGATGGGCGCGATGGGGGTGCGGAAAACCACCTCCTCAACCGGCTGGCCGCCGACTTCTGTGACCAGGGCGTCGAGCGTTACGGCATTGGTAACCCCACCGGTCCAAGTGGACAGGAACACCCGCCCGGTGGTGGGGTCCAGGGTGCCGGCCAGAGTACCCGCGCCGGTCGATACGGAGGGATCGAGATAGACTTGTCCGGCGGTTTCCACAAAGCGTGAAGTGCCGATCCGGAACTGAACGCTGCCGCGCGTGATGTGCTCGGCGTAGCCTTTAGTCAGGTCCAGAGTCATGGAACTCAGCGCCACGGTTTCCGTCGCCGCAGTGTCGCCGCCTGTTACGCGGTAACGGACTTTCACCCAGCCGGTTTCGTCGAGCGGCAGATAGGCTCCAGTCGGCAAGTATTCCCATTCTTTGAACGTGGTGCGGTAGGTGGTCACCTCGTAAACCGACCCGCCGCCGCCGGACTCTTGCCGGGTGCCGATGGGGACCTGCTCATAGACGGCTTTGGGTACCGAAATCGTCAAGTCCGGGAGCAGGGTCAGGGTGCCGGCGCTGTAATTGATCGTGCCGTCGGTGCCTTCCGGCGCCATTAGCAACGCGCCCGCGCCGTCATCCTGGATGATTTTTACCGGATCAACGGTATGGGTCGGCGGGACGATCATTTCCCATGTGTCGGACAGAACCGGGTCATAAGCTTCGATCAGGAGGTTAAATTCCACCTCCACGGACCCAGGCAACAGGTTCCCGGCGGCCAGGGTGAGATTGATCTCCCCTTCCCCGTCCCGGATCGGGCTCGAAAAGGTTTCCTCAACCGCAGTGCCCCAGTCGTAGGAGATCGAAAACTCGGTGCCGAGGGCCGGGAGCGTCGTCGGGCGAACCCACCATTCGCCGGTGGCGTAGCGGATATAACCCACGCCGCCGGTGCCGGTCAGGTTGCCATCTTCGGCTGGGTCGTCGTCCAGGGTGTAGGTCGTGGCGCCGACGGTCCAGGATACCGACACAGTGCCCGGCGCTGCCGCCGGATGGGCGGTTTGGCCGCGCACTACCGGAGCATCGACGGCGGAACCGCCGCGCGCGGTGTAACTGACCGGAGTCCCCCAGGCATAAATGATTTCCGAATCAACGTCCGGGAGCGCTCCGGTTGTCAAAACGACAGTGCCGGTCCCAAAGTCCAGCGAGGCGGACCCATAGGCCGAATCAGCGCCGGTCAGGGTGCCACTTCCGAGATCGGAAACGCTGTACCAGGAGCCGTTGGCCCGGTAGGCAATGCTCAGCGAACCAGGAGCCGGGATCGGGGCCAGGGTCAGCACCCAAACATAGCCGCGGTTCTCGGCCGTGACCGGCTGGGCCACGGTATCCGCGATGCGGGTGGGCCGGGCCGCCGGCCGGTAGGTTACGGTTTTTGATGCGGAGCCGTAAGCCGGGCAGGTGTCGGTAAAGGTTGCAACGCCCTGGCCGTAATTCAGGGTTCCGACCACCGCCCCCGCCAGGTAAATCTGGCCGTTGTTGTCTGTGAGGTGCGCGCCGGACACTGCAATATCCAGGGTGCCGGGCGTAACTGGGCCGCCGACAAACAGCGACAGGCCCGGCCCGACCACGGCGGCGGAAGTGGTAAAGCTGGTGGTGCCGCTGGGCCGCGCCGCGACCAAGGCCGCCGAGTTGGCGCCGGGGGTCACGTCCGGCAGGGCGGTTTCCGATAGCGCGGTGGGGATAACCGGGACGGTCAACCCGTCAACCTGGATCGTGTAGTCGCCCACTTCCGCCGCGACAGACAGCGGCTTAATAGAGTGCAGCGCGACCGAATCGGCGTTATAGCGGGTGTCGTAGATCAGGGACGTTGCCGAGCTTACGTCGGGATCAATCCGGGTTGGCTCAGTCCCGGTGTAATCGTCGGTCAATGGCTCGGCTAGATCGCACACAACAGACCGGACAACGTAAGATCCACTGCTGTCGTAGCGGGTAATTAGGCTGTCCGTTACCTTGGTCACCCATAAAAATTGATTATGCTGCTCCACCGATCCAGCCTTGGCAACCAATTCCAGCCGGTGCCCGACAGACGGCAAAGGCGTTTCTTGACGCTGCCAAATCACGACGGCCCTTTGTCCGATCAGGTGTTGTCCCCACAGCCAGCCGTTCCAGCGCGCGCCACGGCTGATCGTTTGTTCTAAGCGGGATTTTATAGCGTCCCGCTCGTCGTAGTGGTCGCCGGTGGAGAAGATCAGGACCGACATAGCCGGATCGTCCGGCGCTTTCCAAACCACGGCACCAGCGTCCAGATATTTCTCGTCCAGGTCGGACTCGACAGCGCCATAAACTTTTCTTATGGACACGTCCCCGGCAGCCCGGTCGAAGTCGCTCAAACTGTCAAACGCCGGATGGTCGGCGTCCATCGGCGTGGCGGTGCGCTGGCCGCCGCCGTCCGAATTGTCGGTCATGCGCTCGGAGAGGCGGAATTTCAGGTCATCGACAGCAATGGTCATGGGTACTATCTCCGAAGCGCGGAACGCTGGGCGGTCTCAAGGACGGATAGGACTGAGGACAACTGGTCCTCCTCGATCAGCACGGACGCGGCTTGGGTGCCGGCCGTCAGGTCTAGCTTGTAAGTGCCCTTAACGGTCGTGGTGCCGGATTGGGTGGCGGATTGGGTAGCCGTGGTGCCGAGGGCGCCGCTGGTGGTGCCGTCGCCAGAGCCGCCGGCGCCGGTGTTGACGGTGGGCAGTGTTCCGCTTTTCGTGCCGTCGCCGGATTCGGTAATGCCTGGTAAATTGGCGGTTTTTGCCGCGTCATCGGCGGCCTTCAGGCCAGCAATGTATTCATCCCAGTAGGTTTTCGCCGCATCAATAGCGGCGCGAATGTTGGCCGCTGCTTCCGCATTACCGGCGGCCACTGCAGCGTCCAACTGGGCTTGCAGGTCGGCGAGATCAGAGAGCCGTTGCCTGGTCGCTATATCAAGATCATTCCCTCTCAACTGATCTAGCTTATCCTGCCATGACTTGAGCGCGTCGGCGGTTTCGGCCTTCAAGTCCAGGATGCGTTGTTTCGCGTCCTCGATGCTGTCGCGCAACGTCTGGAGCCGTTCCTCGCCCAACTGCCGCGCCCCGGCGGATGCTTCGCGCTCTGCAAGGGCCAGGTCACGCGCCGAGAAGGCCCCGGATTGCAGTTTGTCGATCAGGCTGTCCATACTGGACTGGGCAATGCCGACAGCCCTCAAGTGCTCCTCGATGCTCGCCAGTTCGGTGTCAATCGTGCCGGCCTGCCAGGCGTTGGCCATTTGCTTGAGGGCGTCGGCGGACTTGAGCCAAGCCCGATAGGCGGAATCTCCTAACGATTCGTACTTGTCGTAGAGGGTGGTCAGGGCGGCGGAAAGCTGGCTGGTCCAGCTCACCGCTTCGGCGTCGGCCTTGGCCCGCTGGTTAGCTGCGGCTAGTGCGCCTTCGGCGGCCTGCTTAGCAGCGTCGGCGGCTTCCGACTGGTTTTTCCCGGCGGCGATGGCCGCATCGCCCGCTTCTTTAGCGGCGTCGGCGGCTGCCTGGTTAAGCCGGGCATATTCCTCTACAACCGCATTGACCGCGGTTTGGGCATCGACCAACTGGGCGGCGATGCTGATTTCGGTGCGCTTGGCTTTTGCCGTCGCGTCTAACCGCTGCGCGGCCAACTCCATCGCCTCGGCGTTGCGCAATTGGGCTTCTGTTTCATCCTTGAGCGCGCCTTGATATTTCCCTGATTCCTCTAGCTCCTGCTTGCGGGCATCGGCGGCCTTCAGTGCCAGGTCGGCGCGGGTGTGCAATGCTTCGGAGTTGTTGTTGATCTCTTGCAATTCCAACCGCATCGACTGGATATTGAGGCTCGCGGCGGCCTGCTCGTCTCCCATCGCTTCGGCGATGGCTTGGCGGCGCTGGAGTTCGATCCCCTTGATTTCGATCAGGGTGTTAGAGGCCGCGACCTGATCGGCGATGGCTTCCGACTCGGCCTTGAGCCGTTCCTGGGTGTCGCGCAGGGCGTCGATGACGAGTTTTTTCGACTCGGCGAGCTCATTGGCCGCCTCTTTGGCGTCTCGTTCCGCCAGGGTTACGGCAGCGGTTGACTCGGCCAGTTGGCGGTTTGTGTCGTCCAGAGCTTCCGTTACGTCTAGCCCTTCGGCTTGCGCTTTCTGCAAGTCGGCTTGCTGACGGATCAGCAGCAGGTTGGCCGCCTTTAGCGCTTCGACTGTCTGCGCTGCGGCGTCGTTGGCTCGGGATAGCCGGTCCCGCTCGTCAGTCAGCTTTCCCAACTGGTCGGACTGGTCACCGTAGGTCTTGGCGGCCAGTTCCGCCGCCACCTGGGCCGCTTGCTGGGAGTCGATTTCTTTGCCCAGCTTGTCGATTTCAGCCTGGCGGGCCGTCGTCGTCTTTTTCAGATCCTCGATCTGCTTAGTCCGCACCGATAGGCCGGCCTCGATCTGTTCCGCCGTCTTGCCTTCCGCCGCGCCAAGCTCCTTGGCCTTTTCTATTTCGCCCTGCATCTGCTCGATGCGGGCCTCATCAATCAATTGCTGCTTTTGCTTTTCCGCTGCCTCTTTTTGCATGGACGCCAGGCGGTTGGCAATAGACTGGACCAGGGTATCCAACTGGTCTTTTTCGGTCCCCAGGACCTTAACCCAGCGCTCAGACGATGCCGCCGCCGCATTAACTGCATCGGTCTGTTTTTCGGACAGGGTTACGCGGTCGGCAGCGGCTTTGCCGGCCTCGGTGTACGCGCTGGCGGCTTTAAGCGCGGCGATGGCTGCGGCTTCGGTGGCGTCGGCGTTTTTCTGGACAGCGGCGGTGCCCTTGTCGGTGCCGTCGATATATGCTTCCCACTCGGCGGTGTTTTCGGCTATCGCCTGGGTATATGTTTCCCATGTCGAGGAGCTATCCGTCAGGGCCGCGCCGGTGATCGCGAGTTGTTGGACCATGGAGATCGACCCAGCAGTCACCCCTCGCACGGCGACCTCTGCCTTTTCCAGCGCCCACGTCAGGCCCTTGCTGACCCCGGATTCGCCAAGTGCCGTAAACGCCCCAGCGATAGTGTTTTTCATCCGCTCGACGGACGCGCCCAGCGTCTCGACTCGGGTCACCGCGTCAGATCCGAAGGTGTCGTTCAGCCCCTTGGCCAATGCCGGCAGCACGTCGGCGGCCATCAACTGGCCTGACTCCATCATCTTGTTGAGTTCGGTGACGGAGATCCCGGTTGCTTGGGATAGCGCTTGCATCGCGCCGGGCAGCGCCTCGCCCAACTGGCCGCGCATTTCTTCTGCCGACACAACTCCCTTGCTGGCCATTTGAGCGACGGCGGCCAGGGCCCGGCTAGTATCGGCCGAAGACTTGCCCAGCTTGCCCATCGCCCCAACCACGGCGTTGAATACTGCGTCTGTCGCCTCGCCTTCCAGCGCCGTGTTTTTCGTCGCAGCGGCCAACTGGATGTATTGCTCGGTGAGTCCCATCGTGGACTGGCCCAGCCGGTCCGCCGTGTCCGCAATGCGGGCCATGGTGGCGTCCGCCGCTTCTTGGGAGCCGGTCAACTGCACCAAGGCGGATTTGGAGGACTCAAGCGCCCGGTTGTACTCAATGAATTTGTCCGCCGCTTCGGCCGCGATAGCTGCGGAAAACAAATCTTTTAGTGAGGCGTCGAATGCATTAATGCTGCCTTGCGACGTCTGCGCCCGGTTGCCGACGCCCTGAATAGCGCTTTCAACCTGCCGAAGCCCAGTTACCGCCGCCGTGCCATCGGCACGGATAATCAAGCTGAGGCTGAGATCGCCAGCCATTAGAGGGTGGCCGCCAGGCCCATGGGGTAAAACGCGCCGATAGCGGAGGACGCCACGCCGGTTAAAATTCCCGTGCCGGTTTTGCTTGACGTGCCGCCGGAATTTGTGTACCCCATAGTCAGGGTCGGCGTTCCGGAACCCGTCGCTGTTGTCACTTCAAGCGCGATTTGAACCCGGTTTCCGTCGGTCGATCCGTCGGCGTCGCGGGCCGGAAACGCCACTGAGTTAATAGTTTGTGCGGAGGTACTGGTCATCGATAGGCCAGAGTTGTGCCAAAGCCGGTCCGCAAGAATCAGCGTTCCGCCGGTACTCGTTTGTCCTTGCAGCCTGGCTAGATAGGAATTCCCAGACGCTGGGTTAGAAAACGGCAACTGCCCGGCGTAGCTCGTCAGTGCAGCGCCGCCCATTCCTGGGCTTGGAGCAGTAGCGGCGCCGGGGAAGCCAGCTAAGTAAAACAACGAATGCGGGCGACCCGCGACTAGCGTGGGCGTGAGCGCTTTTGCGAATGGGACCGGAGGCTGCATTCCGGCAATCACTCCGTCTAGCGTCGTAATGGCCATGCGTTACCCTTTCCCAAAAAGCGCGACTAATACCCCGATAATTCCGACGAACAGCGTCACATAGACGCCCAGCATAGCAATCGTATTCTGTCGGCCTTGCTTGCGGTCGTTTTCCACCACATAGGCCCAATGGGCCTGCTCGTCTTGGACGTGCTTATGCAGCACCTCATGGCCGGATTCAATTCGATCGGATAGGGTGGCGAGTTGTGACACGAGATGTTCCTGGATGGTGTTGGCCGCCTTCAAATCCGCCTCAACGGATGAAATACGCCCTTCCGCATTGACGACACGGGCATGGACTTCGGACACGCGGGACTCAAGCGAGCGTAGCCCGGCGTTGAGGGCGCGCAACTCGGAAGGGGTGTCCAAGTCCGTCATCGCTTAAACATCGCGACCAGGCCGGCGGTCACCGTTTCGACGGCGGGCCATAGCTTCTCGAATGCAATCCCGGCATCCGTCGATACCGCATATGCGCCTTGCAAAACGGATTTGAGCGCCGCTAACTTGCTGGTGCCCTGGCCAGATTCCGGCATGGCGGTATCAAGCGCTTGGATGATCTGTACCAAAGTCGGGATCAGGCTCGCCAAGGTTTTTAGTATCGTGAATAGGTTCATTCGTTTTCCTTATTGCATCTGACAGCTAATCCGAATCATTACCCCGTCAACCCGATCCAAAACGGTCGAGATCTTTGAAAGGGTTGGGGTCTGGAGATTTGAATCGAACAGGGGGTAAATCATCGGTGGCCTGCACGTCATCGACGTGCACCCGCTCAGCAGGGCGGGCAGCATCAGCCACAGGAAAGGGCGCCGACCGGACCTCGATCCGGTCCGGGAACAGCACGCTGATTACACAGATGGCCGACACACCAAGTTTGATTAGCGCCTCGGCCAGGTCCGGGCTGATCTGCACGCCGAACGCGGTCAGCATGGCAATTAACGCCTGCCAGGTCGATAACTCGCGCAACCGCGCCAAGGCCCACCGAACGATCCAGCTATTCATTTCCAGCCCTCCATATTTGCTGCAAAGAATCTAGCCCGCGCCCAGACATCGGCGGAGTAGTCGCCGCCGGTCGATCCGACATCCATATTTGTTTGGGTGCGGACAAATTTGGTGCCCATGTTGTAGGCCGCGACAGCTCCGCGTAGCTCCCATTCCTCTGGCCAGGCGGGGGGCTGGAGCAGCATGATGGCCAGCTTTTTAGCCAGGATGCCGGCGGCTTGGCTGATGTGCGTTTCGGAGTCCGGGACGTCCGACACGACTATCGTGTGATAGCGCTTGTCGATTTGCATGATCCCGAATGCGTTTCCACGGTCTCCGAATCCGCGCCGCAAGGAGGCGCCGACGTGGCTTTCCCGGCTGGCGATGCCGGCCAGTAACGCGGGCGGGAGATCGTAGGCCATGGCTGCGGCGTCAAAGCGGGCTTTGATGGCCCGCACCCGCGCCAAGTCCTTGCGGGCGATGGTTTCGGATGCCGGTACGCCCAGGATGGCCAGCCCTTCCGCTTTCGCGGTGGCTTTGCTGGCGCCGGTGGTTTGGAGCGCGAATAGAATTCGGTTGTCCATCAGACCTCCATCAGCCGGATTTCATCGACGTAGTACCAGTCCTCGTCACCAGGATCGGCAAACCCGGAATCCAGCACCCTAGGGACCGGATGCGCCGAGACCGCGCCATCGGCTCCGTAGCGAGGCAGGACCGTAAAGGCCCGGCTGTCGTGCAGCGTCAGCGTGAGCCCAGATTCCGGGGCGGCGTCCATCGCCGCCATCAGGAATTCCAGCGCGGCCTTGGCCATCCAGGCGAAACGAATTCCGCCGACCAGCGTGATGGGCCGCCCGGCTTGCTTGGTCGCCTCCTCGACGATCAGCGCGCCGGTTAGGCTGTACTCGACCGACTGGGCGACCGGGGACCAAGCGTGTTCGTCGGACCATCGCAGTCCGTCCGGCAACGCAATGGCTCCCAGGGTGATGGCCATCGTTACGCAGTAACGCGATCAAACTGCCAGGGAGAGGTCTTGCCGGTGGGCATGATAAGCGTTCCCTCCAGGGAACCTTGGAAGTAGCCACCCTTCACAGGATCGACACTGCCACCGCTGGACAGGGACGCGCACCAGATGACCAGTCGGCCGGTTTGACCAGATACCTTCTCAACGGCTTGGCCGACAAGTTCGACATAGGCAGACTTGGCAAGACCGGCTAGGTACCGTTCCCAGGTCCGGGCGGACTTGGTGTAGCCGACTTTCATTCCAACGCCAACCGCATCAGAATGGATCGCTTTGATCATTCCATTGACCAGATCCATTTCGTACTTGGTGGACTCTACCGCCACGTCCCCGGAGGTTTTCAGGGTAATGGGAGTGCCGACGCTATCCGCAGAAATGTACTGATTGGACAGGGGCACCCATTTACCCAGAACCGTGGTTACAGTGTCATTGGTCACCGCGCTAGACGCCTGAACAACCTCACTCACGTCAGCGCCAAGTACCAACGCCAGGAATTCCGGCGTCATGGTGTCGAATTCCAACTTGATCTTTGCCGCTTCGGTGGTTTTTGGCACAGAAGCCAGGGCGGCGCCAGCGGTGGACGCCATGTTGCTAATCAACTCATCGAATTCCTGCTTGGGGGAGGTAATTTCGGAGATAGTGAAGTTTTGCGGGTCAGAATAGGAGGTGGGCGGCGTATTCTGGTCGGTACGGACGCCGGCCTTCAGTTCGCACCGGATATAGAGGCCGTTCGGGGTCGTGGACAAAGCCATGGGTAATTCTCCAGTCAGGGAATCCAGCGAATTAGGGAAATATCAATGGGCGCGGTCCAGGCCACCACCCATTGAGTATAGGAATTCAGGTTTTCAATCGGCTCGCGCTCTAGCCTTTGCAGCGTCGGAGTTTTTGAAAAGACGCCGATCATGCGGGAAATGACGGCCCAGACGTTCAGGGCTAGCAATTCGGCCTCGGACTCCTGATCTTCGTCCGGTGTGGGATAGATGATCCGGGCTTCCCAAGTAGAATCCAGATCCCGCGCATCGAGTGAGCGGGTGCCGTCCTCGCGGGACGCCCATTCACGGATGCGCCAGAAGTAGAGCGTGGGTTCATTAATCGACTCGTCTAGCAAGTCGGGCGCTTCATCCGTCAAATACGCGGACAAGCCGGGGATCTTTTTCGCCAATTCGGCGCGGTATTCAGCGGCTAAGGAGTCAAGAATTGACACGGCGGGCCGCCCTTTGCACGATTCGGCCTAGGGCCTTCTGCAATTCAAAATTAATTTCCTGGGTCGCGACGGTTTTAAGCCGTGCGCCGCCACCGGCTGCCGCTTGCTGCATGGCTTTGCGTCCGGTATCGGACCAATCGACTTTGACCTCCCGCATCCCGTCCGGGGTGCGCTGCATAACCTTGTCATACGTCCCGCCGCCGGGTTGAGATCCGGCGTTTTTGATGATGAACGCGCCGGGGAAAGACCGGCCGGCTACGACGACGGAGCCCCGATTGCGCCCCTGCTTGACTTGGCGCGGCTTGCCAAGCCGGCCCGCCGCCGTCTGGAACACGCCCAGCCAAATCTTTTGCTCGGCACCGGCTTCCTTGCGGTAGGTTTTCAGTCTCCGCTTGGTGACCTTGCTGGGGATCTTGGCTTCCGCCCGGACTTGGGCAGCAATTTCCTTATTCAGGGTTCGCGCCGTTTTCCAGTTCGCCCTGGCCAAGGCCCGCTCAATCGCCGCAGGCGTCAGACTGAGCCCGGTCAACAGCCGGGACAGATCGCCCGGGTCCAGGGTGACACTGAGGCCGCTCATCTGGGCCGCACCGGGTATTCCCGCCAGTCTGCCCCGCGATGGCGCGGTCTCTGGAGGTCGTAAGTTCTGAGGCCGACGGTCAGCCGGCCGCCCGGCACTAGGCCGGCCGCGTCTGCATCCGCCGGCGTGAGAGAAAACGTAGGCTCTACGAGATAAGAGGGCATCGCGCCCAGGTTCGGATCGGCTTCGCCCGCCGATAGGATGCCGCGCACCGCAACCGGAGCCGCCGCGCCAGGCGCCAGGTATTCGGCATCAACGCCGAATACCCGGAGGCTGGCGAGTTGCGAACGCAACTCTAGGGCGGCCCAGTCGGTCATCGCTTAGGTGTGGGTCAGCTTGACAATGGCGCGGGGGCGGGTGCAGATCGTGATCGGGTTGCTCTGCGCCTCCAGGTCGATGCCCTTGTTGAACTTGCGCGGTTCCTGCTTGGCATAGAACGGCATACCCAGGGTATTGACGGTTTCCATGTAGTCCGCCGGGCACCACAGGGTTTTGAACATATCGGTACCCAGCGGGATCAAGTAGGCGTCGTTGGTGCCAACGAATTCAGTGCTGCCTACCTTGCCGTACAGTTCGCGCCAGACGACGCCACCGAAATTAAATCCGGCGCGGATGTCGTCCCGCAGGATCGCGCCTTCCATGTAGCGATCAAAGGCGGCCTTGGTGTCACCGTGGGAGATGAAGTAGTCAAAGAAGCCTTCACCGCACAGAGACACGAAACCGGAGATCGGCACCGCGCCGGCGATGGTCTTTTCGGACAAGCGCTTGGCGGCCAGGATCAGCTTGCGAACGTCAGTCGTGGTCTGATCCAGTTCCATGGACTGGGTTTGCTGGGTCACGCCGAACTTGGTAAACAGGTTCAGCAACACGCTGCCATCGGCGTCAAGCACCTGGCCCTTGATGGCGCCCATGCGGTGGTAGGTGATGGTTGCCTGGAGGTTGCGCCGCATCTGATCCAGCTTTTGCTGGACAAGCCGCTCGACCATTTGCTGTTCGGACTCGGAACCGAATGCCCGGACGTTTTGCACTTCGTCGGCGTTGACGCCGGAGCGGGTTGGAAGATGCACGGCGCGCAAGTCCACGCCATCGCGCTTAGCGTTGGAAATCGGCAAGCCGGGGGCGCCTCGCTCGGCGGCGGGGACCAGCTCCAGGCTGTCGCCTTTCTTCTCCACCCAGGCGGTGGTGGTGGAAATGCTCTGTTCGTTGCCGGCGAAAAGCTGATCGATGACGCTCGGAACTGCTTGGCCTTCGGCTACCGTGTTGATGGACGCGGTTAAGGACGAAACGCTGAAGGCGTCGGTGTTGAAAATGTCAAGGGTGGCCATTCTGCGCTCCTTAGCGGACGATCAAGTTGTTGGTGGCCAGGGCGGCAATGCCGGCGGCTTTGTTCGGGTCGGAAATCCCGGATTTCCAGGTCAGCAGATCGCCGTTGACTTCCGCCATTCGGGCGACGATCACGCCATCGGCGTCGGCACCGGAGGCGTCCACCGCTTCGTACAGGATCGCGGCTGCAACCTCACTTCCGCCGGTAGCGCCGGGGGTGTGCTCGGTGTATTTGCCGGAGGCGGTCACCTGGCCTAGGACCTTGCCAGCCGGGTAGGAGCCGCCGGTAACGGTGACTGTTTCGCGGGAAATGGCGCCATTGCCTTCGGACAAAATAAATTCGCCCGCATAGCAGGCGGTTTCAGTGAGAGTCGTCATACGGGCTTCCTCTGGGCGCTGTTGCGCCGGTCGATAATTTCAAACACGTTCAAGTTTTTTGCTGCGGCGGCGCGGGGCGGCTGGCTGCCGTGGTCGGCGCGGATACGCATTTCCCCGTCCACGAATTGCAGGGACAGGGCAGCGCGCAGGGCTTCCACCGGGCCGGCCAGGGCGCCGGCCAATAGGCGGGGCTCGTGTTCGGTGAGCCCGGCTGCGGCAATCAGATCCCGGACCCGTCCGGCCAGGGCCAGCCGTTCCGCGACAACCGATTCCGGGAGGGCCGCGTCGATAAATTCCGGGGCCAACTGCTCCACATGGGCGGCGCGGCAGGCGGCAATCACGGCGCGGGCTTCCATGGGAGCGGGCGCCGCCGGCGCGGCAAGCGCGGCAGGCTTGGCGCGCTCCAGGTGATCCAGAAAGGCTTGTTTGGCTCCGGCTAGCATCCCGGCCGGGTCCATGGCAACGGCTTGGACGGGCTCCTCGATCCGATCCGCCAGGCCCCATGCGACGGCTTGTTCAGCCGTGATAGTCGTTTCCTTCGACATCATGGCGAGGATTTCTTCCCGGCTCAGCTTGTCCCCGGCCTTGGCGGCGTAGGTGTTGGCCAGCGCATCGCGCATGGTGTCCAGGCTGTCGGCCAAGTTCAGGGCCTTAGCCGCAGTCGCACGCATTTCCTCGGAGTTCTTGTAGCCCCATGCGTCTATTAACGCGGCGGGGTCGTGAATCCAGAGGGTAGAGTTGGCCGGCATGACGGTCTCATGGGCCGATACGGCGATGATGCTGGCGATGCTGGCCGCCTGTCCGTCAATGATCGCCGTGACTTTCGCGGTGCGGCGCTTTAGCTCGTTGGCGATTTGAATCCCATCGGGCACGGACCCGCCGGGGGAGTTGATGTGGAGTTCAATCTCGACATCCTCGCCCAGCGCTTGCAGGGTGGAGGAAAAGGCGCGGGCGGATACCCCGCTTTTCTCGCCACTCCACCAGTCGGTAAACTCACCGATGGAGTCGTAAATGTCGAGGCGGGCTTTCTTTTCCGCCGCGTTGAAGTTGACAAGTCGAAACCAGCTGCTCATGCGGCGGCCCCTTGAGTAAAATTGAATGGGTGCATTTGATCCTCACTAATCTGCCGGTCGATCTCGTCGGCAGACGGGCCGGGCTGTTCGTCTATCGCAATCTGGCGGCTGGTCAAGCCCGCGTTGATCGCTGCGGTTTTTGCCTGCACGTCCTGGAGCGGATTGACATAGGCCCAGCCATGGGGGCGGGCTTGCAGGGCTTGATACCCTGGCTTATTGGTTGCGTACCCCGGCGCGTTGAGTGCTCCGGAGAAAACCGCCGCGTCGAGCCACCAAGACCAAACCCGCGAGCAGATTTGGAAAATCAGCAAGTGGTCTTGGGCCGCTTCGATGCTGCGTCGGAATTCGTTTTGGATTGCCCTGACTAATCTATCGTTGACCTTTGACCAGTCGCCGGTAGCCACTTCATAGGGCACACCAAACCCGGCGCATATTTTGAGCAGAGTCTGGCGGGAGTATTCGGCCAGGCCGGCGCCGTTGTCGTCGCCGTCGAATAGTTCCAGCTTTTCGCCGGGGGCCAGGGCAATGAATGAGCCCGGTTCGACGTTGGATTCTGGGTCCAATGCGCCGGTCAAGGTTTGTCCGGTGAAGGGATCGAACTTCCAGTCTGACTCGAACGAGTCGCGGTAGATTGCGCCGGTGAAGGGGGCGCGGGTCTGCTTGCGGACTAGCTCAGCGTCTTCGTAGCTGTCGAACGTGTGCGCGCCCAGCAGGGACCGGGCCGAGTTGGGCTCGCCCCGGCGTTGTCCCGGTCGGGTCGGCGCGAAATGGTGGATGACGTCGCTGGCGGAAATTCGGACCAGATTTTCAAATCCTGTTCGTCCGTCGTCGTTTGGGTGCGAGGTGTGCATCCAATAAGCGGCGCGGGCACCGCGCAGGTTGTATTCAATTCCGTCCCGGACGTAGTTGCCGTTATCCAGATCCCGCGAATAGCCCAGCGGGACGTATTCAGCTTCCAGGACCTGGATTTGCATGGGGACGGCCAGGCCCAGAATGGGATCGCGGCGGCGACGACGGATGAAAACCTCACCCGCCACCCGGCGCGCCCGCACGGCTTGGGCTTGAATTCCGCCGAAATTGAGCAGTCCCTCAGCGTCGAGTTCTTGGGAGGATCGCGCCCATAGGCGGTTGGCCGCTTCACGAAATGCGAGGTCTTCCGCGCGGGATCGGAGAGTGACGCCAATCCCGACTTCGTTGGATACCTGCCGGTCCACCGCAAGCCAGAGCCAGGCGTTATTGCGGTCGGCGGCTCGGCTGCGGTTGCGCAGGGTTTCCAGGCTATAGGACAGGGAGCGATTCGGGCCGGAACCCGGCGCGGTGATCGTTTTTGAGCGCCGTCCCGTGCCGGCGGCCTCATAAGATGAGGCGCGCATCGGGATCCCGATGGATTGCATGGCGCGGCGGAATACGGCGGGTAGTTGCATCAAATCCCCTTGCGCACGTTAACTCGGAATACGCGCGGGCGGCGCAGGTCGGAAGCTTGGGCTAGCTCGTCCTCAATGACGCGCTTGGCGCGGAGTAGATCATTCATGCTCCGATAGACGACTTGGCGGCCATCGTCAAACGTCACCGACAGCTCGCCGGTGGCGATATGGGCCTTGATCGCGTCGAGGTCGGCTTGGGTATAGGACAATGAGCGCGCCTGAATAGGTTGAGCTTGTAAATCCTATTTTAGCACTGCAATAAATTGGATCTATGGGTATATATGGAGGTTTTTAGGCGTCTGTGGAGCGAGTTGATAGGCAGAAAATATTGACTCCTAGCGGCGGTTGGCGTAGGATAAGCGGGCCTCGAAAGCACGCATAGGCCGAACAGCTTATGCAACAGCGTCCTAGCCGGTTGGCGCCGTCTAGGACGTTTTCTTTTACGCCATCCGCAACCGCACCCTTCTCCCCTGTACCTGCCTCTGCTCCACTTGCGCTGGCGCGGCTTGCCCTGCTCCGGTCACCAGGGGGTTTTTGTCCCATTCGTCGGCCCAGGGGGGCGGGTTGGTCCAGTCAATGGCGCGGCGGGAGTTCCACGCGCCAGCTTCCCATTCGGTCAGGTGTTGGAGGGCGATGTCGTAGGCCAGCAGGTCCCAGGCTTCGTTGGCGCGGCGTTTCTCCCAGCGTTGCGGGCCGCGCGTTTCGGCGCACAGTTCCTCGAAAACTTCGTCCTCGATCCAGGCTGGCAGGTGGATGTAGCCGGGGCCTGGCTCCTCCCGCTTTAGGTCCCGGTCCAGTTCGTCTTTGATGGCCAGGTTGTTGACCAAAACCAGCGGCACGTCTCCCACGGCGCGGGCGGTGCC